TTGCCCAATTCAAAGCCCAAAAATCAATTGACTTTCGACTATCAAAAGCATCTCCAAGATGAATTGTAGTTTTAATGCCTTCTTCTACTAAGGTTGGAAAGAAAACGTTGTCATAAAATTTTTGAAAAAAATCATGAAAAGTTTTACTGCCCTTACGAGCACCATAATGTGTATCCGTTATCAAAGCAATTTTCATGAATAAAGTTTTGACTGAATGTTTTCCTTAATGGTATTATAGTCTGAATTATTATAAATGTCACCATCTCCTGTAAAGACTTCATCGAACCCGGATCTTTCAATAATCTTTGTTCGAATATCCATTTGACGTTTTTCTTTCTGAATTCGTCTTAAGAATGCATAATGGATGATTTGGGTGAAGTATGCAAAAGGATTGGAAGACTTTTCTGGATCAAAGTTTTTAATGTATTGAACACAATTTTCTATTCCGTCACAAATCATGTCTTCACGGAACATGTAATTTACAAAATTTGGTTTATATGATAAATGCGTAGCAATCTTTAAAAAACACTCACCAAGATAATTAGTAATACGAGGTAGTGGTTCTCCTGCATCTTGTGCTGCTTTTACTTTACTTCTGTAAACAATCAATGCCTCTAAAAATTCTTTATTGTTTACATAATGTTCTGATTTTTTTCTAGTTCTGGACATTTCATGACGCTCCTATAATTATGAGTACATTATAACACATAACAATAGGGCTTGACAAGAGTCTCAAATATCAGTAGAATAACTCTGTCAGGGTTCATTGAATGGCTTAGCTACCTTTAAATATCTTTTCTAAAGATACTCTAGCATCAGAGATAGATGATAAGAATCCCATTTCTTCATTTATAGTTGTTTGATTTGAATCTCTATCTTTATCCCTTAAATATCTATGATAAAGTCCAACAATATTTTTATCTTTAATTTCACTAATTGTAATTACTTTATCCATATTGATAATAACTGAAGTATCATCACCTAAGTTCATCCATGGTTCTATCTTAATAGCACTAACACCCATATGTCTCATATTAACTGTTTCATATGTAACTGGTGTATCTAATATTAAAAGAGTTCTTGTTTCTTCCTCACATGGAGTTACTTTTGCAAAGATCTCTTCTCCTGATATTAATTTTATTGTTGCATAGAATTCTTCTTTATTCATTTTTCTTTAAGTTTACTGGTACAATTTCATAATTAAATTTTTCTTGGTTATAAATTTTTATTCTTTCAACTAGATGATTTAATGTATAATTTTTTCTTGACTTATAAACTATTTCATCAGCAATATCATAAAGAACTGCTTGATTTTTCTTGTCTCCTTTTCTTAAGACTCTTCCAATAGATTGTAAGTTTCTAATTCTTGATTTTGATGGTGATGCGAAAATTACATTATGAAGATTTTTAATATTAATTCCTGTTGAAAAAGTTCCATAGGATGCAACAATGATTGCATTACTTTCCTTTTCTGTAATTTCTCTGACTTTTTCCCTTTCTTGAGCGTCAATTCCACCATGGACATAGAAAATTTTTCTATCTCCTTTTACAGAATTATTTATTAAATTGTAAAGTGGTTCACCATGGGTCTCAACTCTACTGAATAAAACAAGGCTATTACCTTTTAAATCTAAAACCAAATTCTTGATAAAGTTATTTCTTTTTGAATGTCCAATGATATATTGAATTTCATCTTCATAAGTCTCAAATTGGTGAGAATCATGTTTCATGAGTAAAACATGAATTTGCAATTGAGACAGATGTCCTTTATCAATGAGTTCTTTTGTTTGAGTTACTTTGTATGATGGACCAAACAGTCCTTCTAACACCCACTTATGGGTCTGTGTGCCGTCTAATGTTCCTGTAAATCCAAAACGGTACTTGGTATTATCCATCTTTGTCATGATGCTGACAAGAGACTTTGACTTGAATAGATGTGCTTCATCACCAATGATCACTTCAAAATCTTTGAAAAATGATCTTTGCAATTTATAAATTGATTGCCACGTTGTAATTGTTACAGGATATTCATTTGTCTTTTCTTTTCCAGAATAGATCATATGGCAATAGTCTTCAGCATTCCATCCATAGTCTAGAAAGTCCTTAAACATTTGTTCGACAAGAGATGTTGTAGGAACAACTAGTAAGATCTTTTTATTCTTTTCTGCAAAATATCTCACTACAGAATAAATCATTAATGATTTTCCTGAAGCTGTTGGTGATATTAGAAGTTTACGATTGTATCTTAAAGCATCATATACAGCATCAATTTGATAATCTCTAGGTTTAAATCTTGCAATACGTGTCATATATTCTTTGACACCTTCTCTTGAGATAACATCATTGACTTCAAATGGAGGACCATAAAATTTATTGTGTTCAAATTCTACGGTGTATCCATAATTTTTTGCCCATGCTATTACCTTATCAAGCAATCCTACATAAATTTCTCCAGTATGAGAACTGAACAAACGTATTTTTCCATCCCAATACTTGTTCCTGTATTGAGGCATAAATTTTGCACCAGGAACATCAAATGTAAAATGATCTGATAGTTCTTGATAGATATGTGGTTCTGCCTTGATTGTTACATATATCTCATTCTTTTTCCGAATAACAAGATCAGACATTAATTATATCCCCTAATAAATTCCTGCCATTCAATCGAATTTTTTATTTGATATGTTCGATTGTTGATTGTTTTAAGAATACTATCCAAGTAATTCAACATTACTTGGAAGTAATCTATTTTGCTAGATATTCTGATGAGATCTTCATCAGCTTCCATATACTTGTCAACATCTTGACGAAGAACTTTGTGATCAAAAGGTTTTTCAATATAAACTTCTGGATCTGACTTTCCTGTATAGTATTGCCATTTATCTTTTTTCAATTGCTTGAACTTATTCTCTTCTAGTTTTTTCAGAAGAAGAATATTATTTAAAATTTTATAATACTTTGCATGAAGTGCTGGAATTTTTGTTGATTCTTGGTGTAAATTATCTTCGTCTATTTTTGAATCTTCTTCCCATAATGTTTGAATTTCATCAAGATTCATAAATCAAATCATAAAACAACTATATTATATATGGAGTATTTGAAAGTGACTTCTGCGGTGACATAATTGACATCTGCTGCTTTTGCGTCAAATTGTACTGTTGAAAGTCCTGTAGGAAATATATCTCTGAAATCAATTCTTGCTACTTCATTATAGTTACTATTGTAAATAAAAAGACTTGCATCAGAATATTCGTTCGTTGGTGTTCTGGCATCTGGATTGTCATTATATGGATCTCTCTTTTTCAAGTCTGTAAATTCTTGAATACTTTCAGGAAATCCAAGTCCTCTTAACCAATTATGAACTTCAATATAATTTTCTAAATCTTCATCTACAAAAAATGATAAGGTAAGATCAGCATAGGTTAACTTGTCTCCAGGAATTGGAATATCTTTTAAATAAGTTGGTTGTAATGCAAATCCTAAATTGATGCCTGGTATTGAGACAGAATTTGAAAAAAAATCTACTTTTGGTATTTTTACAATTGAAAATTTAAATCCAATCGGAGATAGATAATTTCTATTATCTATTTG